CTTCCAACGCGGAATGTAGTCTTTTGACGTCTTCTTCGGTCCAGTTGTTAAGAGTGAAGCACCAGGACTTTGCAAGAGGTGGTCGCTTTTTTTCTCCAGGCGTTTCATCCTTGCTGCTCGAATCCTCGCGTGCATGTTCGCCATGGCTTTCCGATCCTCCTTGATCTTGTGGATCATGCTTTCTCTCATCAGTTCTTTGCTTTTTAGCAGGTCGGCTGATGTCTTCGTCAAGTTCGTGTAGGAGTCCAGGATGCTCGTCGTCTCCGCTTGCGGGACTAAGTTCCACTTCAAAATCACTGGCTTCGTCGAGGTACCCTGTAGGGAGAGAGTTAAGGTATTGGAGGAGATTCGCAGGGATTTCATCTTGGTCCATAAGTGTGTATTTAGAATAGGTGTGATGTTTGACTATATGGGTATTCGGGTTTTGACCACCCTGTGATGGGTGTCTATTATTGTGTCATATTTTCAGTAAGACATGACCCGCTCATGACCGTCTGCTCGGTAGCGGATTGGGGTTGGGGCCCCAAGGAGCGACGTCCTCTACATGAGAAATGGCGGCAAATGAGGTGTAACAAAGACTGGTAAAAAGTAACAGTTGCCCCTATCGATTCCAATCACTGTATAATCAGATTATCTATCAACTACTGAGGACCCGAGCAGCCGATGCCATCGGAGCGAGGGCGAGTGCGCATGCACCGGCGTCAGCCGCCGCGAAGCGGTCGCGTCCCGCAGCGGAGATGGTGAGGCGGAGCTCGGGTTCGTTACCTGCAACGTCTGAGGCAGAGAAAGAATATGTCCACTGCAACCTGTAAACAACGTTTAAAACATTTCATGTATCCACTTGTGAAAGTATTGATACAAGTGATCCAATGTGTAACTAGTCAACTTATAATGGTATAAATGGGAAAAAAAGGGGGGGGACTAGTATTACCCCCCCCTTGATACATTTGATCCAAATGTGTATCAGGCTCTGAGATCCATTTGATCCAGTCAAAAACTACGATGCCAGGTCGTGGTATTGACTTTCTCGGTGGCCGTATGTGGGCTCCTGTTCGACGTTGGTTGACAGGAAAACGACGACGTGCTGGTACTTCTAAGACTTCTCGTCGTTATGATCCTGCGTGGAAGTATTTTAAGCGAGGTTATGACCGGCGCAACGTTGGGTCCTACGGATATTCTACGGGAGTCCGTGAATTGAAGTTTCTGGATTTAAACTTCAACTATGTTCCTCCAAACGTTCTGGGAACGATTCATCACTTGGGTCCTACTATTTCTCAGGGTACCGGTCCTAATAATCGGATTGGTCGTCGTGTTCAGCTTCATAGCATCCTGGTGCGTGGTGCTGTGCTCCTCCTTACGGATACTACGGATCCTTCTCCGTTTGATCGTATTCGGATTATGTTGGTTCAAGATAAGCAGACTAATGGTGCTCTTCCAACGGTTGCTGAAGTTGTTGACAATCCCACGATTGATGGTTTTAATAACGTGGATAATTCGTTGCGTTTTAAGGTTCTTTACAATAAGACCTTTACGTTGAATTCAACGTCGTCATATCAGGATACGAGTTCTTCTCGTATGTATCCCTCTCCGTGTACGAGATCTGTGAACTTTAACATAAAGTTTAAGAAGCGAAAGCCAGTGATTTCCTATGGAAGTACGACGGGTGCTCTGAGTGAGATGGAGAGTAATTCGTTTTTCTTTATTGTGTTTTCTGAGCAAGATACTGCTGATTTTCAGGGAAGATTGCGATGGAGATTTACGGATTGATTTTACTTTTCTCAGTAAACTCTTTGATATTCACGATATTCCAACGATCAGCAGAGAACATACGAAAGTCAGGAGGAGAGTTAGAGAAGATAATGACATGAGGAGAATTGAAGCATCCTTCAACTCCTTTGTATTTCCCGGAGAAGAAGTACCCGTTTTTGATTTTTTCGACTGCTCCGTAGCTGAGGAACCCTGATTCCGATCTTGGGACGTCGATAACGATGACTTTAGGCCATACGTTATGCATCTCTTTGTAGTTGCAGATTCCGTTGAACATGTCTGTTGGTTTTCCGTGAACGGTAGTAGAGTTGTGATTTAAGTAGAGGAACTTGGCGAGGGTGGATTTCCCGGTGTTTCCTTCCTCGTCCCAAAACCAGTGAATCGTTCGATCATCTGCGGGTTTGGAAATGAGTTCGATGACATGTTTTTGCCAAGGGTATGTTGGTTCACGTACCCGTACAGGTGCTGCTACGTTCTTTTGGTATCGGTGTTTTCCGTCGAATCCTTCTTGTTTGAGGCAGTAGTTAGCAGCTTGCTCGTTGGTACCTAGAGCTCGCTCCCAGTGGGTTCTTCCATGTCCCAGGAGTTTTCTCCCCCACTCGATGGCTCTTCTTCGAGATCTGAATAGGACCCAGCCTTGGATGTGAGGTGTTCCTGAGGCTCCAACCTCTGTTTGAAATGCGTATGCGGTCGCGGTCGCTTCCAACGCGGAATGTAGTCTTTTGACGTCTTCTTCGGTCCAGTTGTTAAGAGTGAAGCACCAGGACTTTGCAAGAGGTGGTCGCTTTTTTTCTCCAG